ACAAAGCATTTACTCAGGAAGGGTTAAATATTGGTAAAGCCATAATTAAAGGGTTTAATGAAGCTGTTGCCAACTGGAAAAATGTTGGTTCTGACGTTAAAAGAGAAGTTAGAAAAGCATTAGGAGCTGAAAACCCAAAAGAAATTTGGGATCAGATAGTTACTCAATGGAAAAGAGGTATAGTCGTACCTAAAAACGTTTTTAAAGATTTCTGGAATGCAATTGGCGCTCAATTCAAGCGAGATAAAATGAAAAACTTTGCGCCAGATCAAAGGGAGGATATTCAAAAGAATATGCTTTCATTTATTGTTTCTGCCGCTAGTGTATTTGCTCCTATCACAACTTTTGCCACAACTTTATTACCATTGGTAACACCTTTGCTTCCGTTATTTGGAGCTATTGGTGGGGCTGTATTTATGGTTAGAAATCAAATACAGTCTCTTGTTAAGGCCATGCTGGAGTTAGAGCCATTACAAAGGCGATTAAACTTTTTGGGTGGCTCAAAAGAAGGCGGGAAGGCAGAGCTTAATTATGCCATGAATACGGCTAAAGCATTAAACGTTCCAGCGAAAGCAGCTACTCAGGCTTACAGCCAAATTGCTATTGCAGCTAGGGGAACAAAACTAGAAGGTGAAGGCGCTAGGGATTTATTTGAAGGTATTAGTGCATCATTAGGCGCGCTAGGAATATCTGGGCAAGACGCTGAGTTAGTCTTTATGGCTTATACTCAAATGCTGTCCAAGGGCAAAATTTCCATGGAAGAATTAAGACAGCAGCTGGGTGAAAGATTCCCTCCCGCTATGGGTATATTTGCAAAGGCACTAGACATTTCTATACCCCAATTAATAGAAATGTCCTCAGCTGGCACTTTACTAGCAGAAGAAGTATTACCCAAAGTTGCAAAACAATTAAAAGTAGACTATAGCGGAGCAGCAAAAGGAGCTGAAGGGTTTTCTATTTCACTAACTAGGCTGCAAAACATTGGGATGGAAATGTCTATTAAATTAGTTAATGCTTTTGGTGGATTATTTTCGTTTGTAATTGATATTTTTTCAAACATGGCATCTGGGATAAACGCAATTCTAGACGACATAATTAAAATATTTAGTTCGTTTGTTATTGGCGTAACTGCCACTCTTGGAATTGGTTTAGTTTTCTTATTAAAAATGAACCCAGTAAAGGTTTTTTTGGGTAATGTATCTGGTTTGTTGACGGCGGGTATTGCCTCACTTATGGGTGCGTTAGGGACATTTTTCTTAGGTATTTTAGCTGATGTTTTAGACGATTTTTTAGGCGCTCAGAAGACATTAATGCAAAATATGTATGAAGGCGTAAGTAATGGAATTCTATGGTTTTTAAGTAGTTTGGATAATCTAAAACGAAAAGTTACCGGAGAAGGGTTATTTGATACTATTGTAGGAAAGCCAAGTGAAAATCCCTTTAAGTCTTTTATTGATGGAATCGGCAATATAACTAAAGTTATTCCTTCTGGTGTAATTGAGCTGCTTGCTTTAGTTTTGATGTTTGAGCAATTAATTAGCCTTACAAAACTTTTTGGGATGCCAATGTTTAAGGGGTTATTGCAGGGACTTAATGGAATAAGAGTGTCTTTAGTAGGGATGAAAAATGAAGCACTTTCTCCAAAAGGAATACAGTCTTTATTCACAAACACTTTTGACTTATCTGCTCAAGTCGAATCTAAGCAACGTTCACCCATAGGAACTAGATTACAAGATGAAATAGCATATGCTTTTTATTCTGCCAAAACAACAATAGCTACTCAGATGAAAGGGCTATGGGCTTCTTTTACTGGATTTTTTAAGCAGCTTCCAGCCACAATCGGGGCATCTGCAATATTTGGTGGTTTTATAGATGGCATTAGCAAAATGAAAGCAGCGTTTGTAAGTTTTATGACAAACATAACAGCTGGCTTTAAGGCTGGATTTTGGCAAGGAATTGGGGCTTCTTTTGTTGGATTATTCCAACTTGTAGGAAATGGTTTTAAAGGGCTAAAAGCTGCTCTAAATTTTGCATGGACTCAAGGTGTTGTTGGAAGTTTAAACGCAATTGGAACATCACTTACTTCACTGGGAAAAACAATTACATCTGTTGGAATTATAAAAGCATTTACTCTTTTATTTAGCTCTGATGGAATGCTTGCAAGTAGCGCTAGAGCAGCATGGGGACAAGCTTTATCTCAAATGTTTTTGGGATTAGCAAAATCATTAAAAAGCTTAGCAAAAATTGGAATAGAAGCTGGCATAGCATTAGCTTTTATGTTCTTAGCTAGAAGTGATTTTTCTAACCCTATGCAGAAAAGCATTGGTGAAATGGCTAGATCTGTTAATGGGGCTTTGGGAAGTATTAGTAATTCATTAGCAAGAGTTGATGAAGCTTCTAAAGCCAACCAAAAAAGCAGTAAGGAGTTGGCTAAAGGATATAAAAACGTTGCTGATTCTATTCCCTCAAAAGGGCTTCAGCTTGATATTGTTTATGTTTTTGGGATGAAAGAAGAAGGATATACTTCAGACGATTTTGTTAAAAACATAAACAAAGTATTAAGAGGAGAAAAAAGTAAAGACGAACTAAACCTTATGGAAAAACTTCAATACGATGAAGTTCAGCAATCTAGGGGCAAGCAGATAAATTGGGGAACTGCATTAGCTAAATCTGCTGTTGCTTCAATAAGTCCGGCAGCAGCGCCTTTTGTAATTGGTGGCTCTTCTAAATCTGATTTTGACACAAAACAAAAACTTAGTAAAAAACAGCTAGACATTCTTAAAAAATATGATATAAAGGGACTTATATCTGATACTGATTACGATATTACACTTGGGGTTCGCCAGGTGATTGATAATTTAGATTACTTTGATTCTGTTTTAAAAAGTAGCAAAAAAGAATTTGGTAATCTAGGATTAACCAAGGAAACTCAAAATAAATATAAAACTAGGGTAAAAGATGTTGCTGATAGATTAAAACAAATTGATATAGAAGTATTAGGTTTATCTGCTGAAAAATCAAAAGCAACTCAACAGAATACGCCAGAGTCAAAAAAAAGGTCTGCGGATTTATCTAAACAAATAGTTCAGAGACTTGCATTAAGAAAAGAGTTGGCTAAAGACGTAGAAGAAAACGTTAATTCAGTTAACATTTTATTAGAGGAATCAAAAAAATTAGAAGATGCTGCAAAAACTGCTCCAGTACCCGTGAGAGGTGCTTATCTGCAAATAGCTAAAGAGATGAAAGATTTTGCACAGGAAGCAAAACAAATCATTGAAAAAAGTGTCCCTGTTAATCCTTTAGAACAGGTTTACAAAGATACTTTATCTGCATTAAATAGATTTCAGGCTGCTTACGATAGGTTTTCTGCAAACATTGATAGATCTACTGCACTCAGAGAGGAAAGGATATATAGCTCCGGCGCTAATCCTGGGGATGTTGATTATGCAACACGGAGATCTGGGATAATATCACAAGAACAAAGAGTGTCTGGGTTGTCTCGTTTATTCACAATGAGAAAGGCAGCCTTGGATTTACTCAGTACAATACCTGATAGCAATCTTAATACTGAAGCTAAAGATAAAATAACTGAATTAAGAAAACAAACTCAAGATGATGCCACGAGCCTTGCTACTGCTCGCAGTTCATTAGCTAAAAGCAGATATGATTTAAAAGAGTCTTTAAGACAACAACAAAAACAAGTAGATGATTACGTTCGTTCTGTTACTAGAGAGATAGATCAAGGGCGATTAGAGATTAAAAAAGCTAATCAAGAAATACAAAACGCTAACTTTAAAACCAAAATTAATGAAGCGTTAACCGGATTAGGAGACACTGAATTTACTAGATATATAGATGGGTTGGTATCTATCATAGAACAATTAAACCAAACCGCTTTAAGCCAAATAGATACTGAAAGAACTAGTTTAGATTTTAAAAATAGAATTAAAGATAGCCAAATAGAAGCAAGAGAACTTATAAGGACATTGCCTTCTGGTAAAGACATTATTGGAGTCACAGAAGATATTGAATCTGATATGAAAGAAGCCTTTACGCAATCAAGTAAAGAACTAGAGGCTTTAATAAACACAGTTAGAGCATCAGCAGCAAAAGTAACCGAACAGACTCAACAAACTGTTAAAGAGTCAGGGGAGGCTAATAAAAACACTGAAAAATTAAATGAAAACATGATAAAAACTAACGAGTCTGTTTCTAATATGAATGTTAGTTTGCAACAAACTGTTGACTTGCTAGAAAAATCTGCGGGCATAAAAATAGACCCTTATTCCAATACAACACCTACTCCATCAACTCCTACTAACAGCTCTTCAACATCTAGTAATTCATCTAACCCTAACAATATTCAGAATGTGTTTTCTTCTTTGTCTAGCTTGTTTGGTTTTTCACAAAATGCATCTAACGTATCACAAAACGCGTCTAACATAATTCATCCAGTAGCAGGAAATTCTACTTTTACGAGTGGATATGGGATGAGATGGGGTAGAATGCACAAAGGAGTTGATTATGCAGCCCCAGTTGGTACTCCCGTTGTTGCTAGTTTTGATGGTAAAATTTCAAACATTGGTAATCAACCTGGTGGATGGGGAAAATATATTCAAGTAGAACATTTGGTAGACAATAAGAAATTAGAAATATTAATTGCACATTTAGACTCAACACTTGCCACGGTTGGGCAACAAGTTAAAGCTGGAGAACAAATAGCAACAGTGGGCAACACAGGATACTCTAGAGGCCCTCACGCTCATATAGAAATAAAAGAAAATGGAACACAAATAAATCCGGCTAAATATATAACTAGTTCTATAAAACGTATAAATGTAGCCTCCCCCGCTTCATCAACAAAATATGGACATTTCCCCTACGAAGAAGCATTATCGAAAGATCTAAGTCCTATCACGGCTGATGGAAAAATTAAAATGCAGCGTGATGCTGCCAAAGAATTTCAATACATGATACAAAGGGCTAAACAGGAAGGTGTAACTTTAGTTCCTATTTCTGCTTTTCGTTCCATCCAACAACAACGACAATTATTTTCTGGAGTAGCTGCTCAACGCAATCAAACCCCAGAACAAAGGGCAAAAGTTAGCGCTCCTCCGGGATATAGCGAGCATCATACTGGTTATGCCGTGGATATTGGTGATGGAACAGAGCCAAAAACCAATCTCAACCCTACATTTGAAAATACAAAAGCATTTGCATGGTTACAATCTAAAGCTGCTCGTTTTGGCTTTGAATTATCGTTTCCTCGGAATAATCGTCAAGGTATAGATTATGAACCATGGCATTGGCGATTTGTAGGAGATAAAAATAGTTTAAAAACCTTCCATCAAGCCAGGAACAACAATGCTGGTGCTGTTAATACTAGTACTGCCAATACTAGTGCTGCCAATACTAGCGCCGCTAATACTAGTACTGTCAACACTGGTGCTGTCGCAGATTCTCAAAAACAAAGAGAAGAGATTCTCAAGCAACAAGATGAGGCGAATAAACAGCGTGCTGAAGCTTTAAGGAAGCAAAATGAAGCATCAGTTATTCGTAATCTTGATAATTTCTTTAAAAATACTAGAAAAACAATCAGAGAATCTAGGGATTCCACTAATAGTTTAACAAGATCTTTTTCTGACATACTTAACGAATATTCTCCTGATAAATTACCTGATCCACTAACACCCGAAAGCATAAAGTTAACCGAAACTCTTAATAGGTTAAATGATACAAGACAAGATATCCAAGAGAGATTAAATAATCTTAGGCAATCCTTTGTAAAAGGAACCGATGGTAAACTAACTGATACGTTAGCTTTGTTTAACCCACTTAGGGAAGGGCTTGAGCAAATCACAGATGTAAAACAAAGAGAGAAATATCTAGATCGCCTTAACAAAGACGAACAACAATTAGCTTCTCAATTCAAAGTGGATATAGCAACTTTAAATACTACCTTGAAGTCGATAGACGTTCAAAAGAAAGAAATTGAAGAAAGGATTAAATTAACTAAAGCAATGTCTAGGCTTAGAAGAGAGTATGAGAATAGATCTAAAATAAGAGATTCGGATAATGTTTTAAGACAAGCTGAATTAGATGTAAGTCAAAAAAATAAAGAGATAGGAGAGTATGGGGTAAAAATAGAATTACAGGAATCAGCAAATCCAGGTTCTTTTATAGAAATATCTGATCGAGACATTAATCTAGAGAATAATCCAAATATTTTTACGTCACAAGAATTACTAGTAGAACATATAGGCAATTCTATTAAGGAAATAACAAATAGTACAACCCAAGAAAAGGAAAGGTTGCATAAAGAACATCAAAGGCTGTCCAAAATTTATTCTACCCCAGAATTACTAAGTACGTTATCTCAAGAACAATATGCCAAATATAAACAAGATACTGAACAATATAATTTAGATATAGCAAAATTTGAAACCGATACTAAAAATAATACTAGTCGAAAAACGCAATTAAATAATGCTTTGTCAGCTTTTCAGTTAATCACAGACCTAAATAAACCAACAGCAAACCTTAAAGAGCCAAGATTTAATGGCTTGCAAATGAAAGCTAATAGACACGAATTTGGGCTCGATCTCGATTCAAAAGACTACGAATTCCAAGGAAATGCTTATTTTCCTGTAACACAAGATTCTTTTACCAAAGGACTTACGCCATTTAACCAAATGCAATTCTTAAATATTCGTTCAGTGCCAGAACTGCAATTTGAAGAGAGGAAACTTCAGATTGAAGATGCTTTAGCGCAATATGAATTAAACACAAAAGAGTTGGAGTCAAAAGGACTATTAACATCAACAGATGCAAATGCAAGAATAGAGAATTATAGAGAAATTACTAGAATAAAAAGAATGCAAAATCAATCTCAATTTGAAATTGATAAAGCAAATGAAAATAAAACACAAGTAGATTTAGAATACCAAAAAAGAGATTTAATAAATTCTGTTGATTATGCTTATAGCTTAAACGAATTTACACAGAAAATGGATGAGATTGTAAAAATAACAGCAATTAAACAGGAAGAAATCAAAACTAGTATATTGCTTTCAGAAAAAGAAAGAACAGCTTTGATTGAAAAAAGCGAAAATTTAAAATTAGAGCAAATAAAAAAACTTGAGGCAGACAGAGCTAAAGCATTTACAGATGCCTCCACAGCTATAACAGATTCTATAAAATCTTCTCAAATAAGCAGGTATAGAAGTGGAGGTGGTAATGAATTTGTGGCTAATCGGATGCAACGAGATTTGGAAATACAACAAGCAGCTAAGGAAAGAGACAAAAAGATTGAGGAGGCTAAGATTGAAGTTAGCGCAGGAAAAATGACTCAAGAACAATTTAATGAAAGAGAAGGTCAATATACTGCTGAATATGAGGAAAGAGTAAAAAGCATTAGAGATGCTAACAAAGACATACTGTCTACTATGAAACAACTCGTGACAGATAATCTAATTAACGATTTATCTTCTGGATTTACTGATGTGATTATGGGCGTAAGAACACTGAATGATGTCCTTGGTAATTTAGCTAATAGCATACTAAGCGGACTCATTAACATGGCTATTAAGATGCTGCTTCAATCATTAGTAGGAGAAGGTGGATTACTTGGAGGATTGTTTTCTGCAATTGGAGGATTGTTTGGAGGTGGTGGCAAGAAAGCATCAACAGCATTTACCGGAGGAGAAGTAACCAGTACTGGAGTTGTGCCTAACTATGCAGGCGGTGGAATTATCCAATCAATTAACCAAGCTGTTCTAAAAGAAAAATCAGCTAATGGTGGCATAAAACCAGTGCTTGCAGTATTAACGCCAGGAGAGAGAGTATTAACAGTAGAACAGAATAAGAGATTTGAAGATGCTGGATTGCATAGAGTAATTGACTATAACGTTTTGCTAGAAGAGCGGCGATTCAACAGAACAAATAATTACATGAAGGGCAATGGCAGTTCTGAAATAGGAAATTATGCAGATGGCGGGATTATAGAAAAGATAAAAACATATTCAGATGGTGGTGTTGTATCTTCAAACGCTTTAATAGAAGAGCGGCAATTTAACAGAACAAATAATTACATGAAAGGCAATGGCAGTTCTGAAATAAGAAATTATGCAGATGGTGGAATTGTAGAAAAGATAAGAACATATTCGAGTGGCGGTGTTGTATCTCCAGAGGAAAAGCAATTTCATGCAGATGGTGGAATTGTAGAAAAGATAAGAACATATTCGAGTGGCGGTGTTGTATCTCCAGAGGAAAAGCAATTTCACAGAACTATGAATTATTCGAGTGGCGGTGTTGTAAATGCAGGAGTAGCACCAACAATTAATACTGAAAATACTTCTAATAGCAATGTTGTTAATATTCCTATCAACATTGAATCTAATGGTAATAATGCATCTTCTAATGGATTAGATGCAAGTCAATTAAGGTCTGCCGTACAATCTGCTGTGTTAAATGAAATTCAACGCCAGCAAAGACAAGGTGGAACAATTCCAAAACGTTAATAAAATGTCAATTATTTAAATAGAGTTAATGATTTTTATGCAAAAGTATTTGGCTGAAACACAACAACAGCAATCAACCAATACGTATTACAAGATAGTCGTCGATATAACGACAGAGCTAATAATAAGTGCTGCTCCGGTAATAATTTCTGCTATGGCTGCCTGGTTGTTTTTGCATTTTAAAAGCCAAATCAAGTTGTTAATTAATAAATTTGAAGACCTATCTCATCAGGCTTCTAACACTCCTGAATTTACACCACAAGAAGAAGAATCTATTAGAGAATTATTAAGAGACTTGACTAAACTAGGCTTTAATCGTACTACATTGTTTTTGTTAGAACAGGTTAGGAAAAAAAATGATCGTATTTACGCCACTTCTTTTTGTGCCTGGTTTGAGCATTGTGCAGTAAACAGACTTCAATCTAAAGAGACTAAACATATTTACTCAATTGTTAGCACAGAGATAAATTACATGGTTGAAGGTAAGCAAAAATATGTTTATTATGATGATTACCAAAAAGGTAAAATATACAAGAATTGGATGAAAAAACGATTTACTAAATCATATTTTTTGTATTTAATTAATGAAAAATATACGGGCTTTCTCTTATTAGAAAAAACCCGTTGCTATATTGGCTGTCCTGTTAATTTGCAAAAAGTGTTGGCAATCTCAGAGGAAATTGCTACGTTAGTTAACAGCTAAACTTTAGCATATACAATCGCGTCTGGTTGTTCTTGATATTTGCCTTGTCTATCAGAATAAGTAGTTAGACAATTATCGCCTTCTAAAAACAACAATTGAGCAATTCCTTCGTTAGCATAAACACGACAGTCTGTATCTGCTAAATTAGCAATTTCCAGGGTTAAATATCCTTTCCATCCTGGCTCTAATGGAGTGATATTTACCATAATACCTACTCTAGCGTAAGTGCTTTTTCCGACACAAATGCCCATTACATTTGGAGGCATATTAAATTTTTCGACTGTCTTACCAAGTGCATAAGAATGGGGTGGTAAAACAAAAAAGGATCCATATTCGTCATACTGTAGCGAAAGATTTTCTACAACATGATTATGAAACTGTTTAGGATTAACAATAGACCCTACCACGTGCTTAAACAAGCAAAGCTCTTCTCCTGATAGGCTAATATCATAACCGTAAGAAGATAATCCATAGCTAATAGACTGTCTTTCATCAACATGACGGACTAACGTTTTTTCAAAAGGGACAATCATCCCTTCCTTTGACTTTTCAATAATCCACTTATCGTTTCTAAGCATAGTTTATCCACACTGGGCGAACCCAAATAGTTTTACGTTCTTTGTTTTGCTTGCCACAGGGCTGCAATCTCCAATGTCCACTGCGTACATGTGGAGATTTAGGTACTCCAGAATGATTGCCAGAGTTTTCATAAATACGTTTTATTTTCTTTACCCCTAACCATCGTGGCAATCTATACAAAGATTCATGATTAATTTTAGCAAATCCTTTGCTTTCGTGTGCCTCACAAAATGCCATTTCTTCTGATAACTCAGGGTAAATCTGCAATAACATTAATGATTGTAAAATTAAGTTTTGCAGTTTAAAGAATTTCCTTTCAATCTCTTCTTTGTCTTGAATTCCTACGTTTTCAACAATATTGTCTCTTAGGTATCCTCCATCATGTCTAATCTTCCTGGCTCCAATAGAGAATTGCCTGTATGAATCCATTGCAGTCCAGTAAATTGCTGATTTGTATGTTTTATCATTTATTTCTTTATGTTGAATAATTACATATTTTACAGTAGCATGAACTTCGTTAGTTGGTGACTCAACCATGCCATCAGGTAAAAAAACAGTAATCATTGGAATTGCAACTTTTAAATCAGATAAAACTCCGCTTTTATCACAAACGTCAGTTAATGATATCTCCTCTAAAAGCTGTTTTCTAATGCAGTAAACTGGAGTAGACTGAATTTTCTCCATAGATAAATTATTAACTATTGGGTTTATCTCATTTGAGAATTTACCATAGTTTGTTTTTTTAGATTTATCACAAAAAAAGTTCATTTCATCAATAAAATCTTCCCATTTAGAGTATTCTTTGGGCAGCTTATATGGTTTTACTTTCAACACTTGATACATTGTTTTTACCTTATACGTAATTGATATTTACGGGACTTTCCAAGATAATTCTGGAATTAAGACCGAATTACCTTGGAAATACGGCAGAAATAGCTTTATCACTGGATTAATTAAATCCCCAACAATTTTCATTAGAAAATCCTTGTTGTTTTAAAGCAGTAATCATGGCTTCATAAGTATTAGAACAATCTTGATATCTGGAATGATGTTTACCTCCTGAACTGCGATTCCATAGAATAGAAATTGCATTTTCTTTGCCTATTTTTTGGTTTAATAAATATCTGAGTGCTACTAGCTTCTCTTCTGTCGTTAACCCCCAAATTTCATTAAATAACGGCTCTGTAGCATCAACTGACTCAGACTTTAGTTCTGCTATTTTTAGCTTCACCAATGATAGTATTTTGGAACTTGGTTGCATAAAACCTTGATTTGACGGCATCTCAGCTAAAGGACTAATAGCTTCACCTGTATCTTCCTCACTAGCTTCTCTTGAATATGGGTGAAGCCCCTCGTTGCTCCATGGTGAAGCCTCATTTGTTAATACTTTGGTATCAACATTTGCTAATAATAAATTGCAATCATTAACATACAATCCTTGCAGTCTTTGAACGCTTCCTCCATTAGTAAAAATCAAGTCTCCTTTGCCTAGTAATTTACTAGAATCAAAACCTCCAATCTCTGCTCCAAGAATAATTTTACTGTCCTGAGATTGAATAGTCTTGAACGCCATTCTCGCAGTGATGTTGCTGCGTATCAATGGTGTAACTACATTTGCATCAGGGCGTTGTGTAGCTAAGATTAAGTGTAATCCAGCACTTCTACCTCTCTGTGCAATCTCTGCTAGTGCTGCGTTGAATTCGTTTTTAGATTCTCCGCAAACAAAAGCACTAAATTCATCAAAAAAGATAACTATTCTTGGTAATTTTGAATGGTATCTATTGTATTCAGCCAAATCTTTATACCGACTTCTCCTGAATAGTTCATATCTTTCTTGCATGGTATTACACAACACTTTTAATGTTTGAATAGCCATCTCAGTTCTATCAATCAATGTTACTTGTTGATAGTCTTGAAACTTGGTAAATTCAACTAATTTAGGGTCTACTAAATATAGTTGAACTTCACTTGAATTAAACCTAGTAAGTAAGCTACAAATGGCTGCTATCATCCACTCGCTTTTTCCTCCTCCAGTACTTCCAGCTACTAGCAAATGTGCTGAAACCGGAGATGATAAATCAACTTCAACTAAGTTGTTGTCAATATTAACTCCAATTGGAACAGTGAATGAATTGCTATTTAAATATCCAGAATAGTCAGAATATTCGCAGAATTTACGCTCTTGACTTGATTTTGGAATATCAATAGCAATATGTCCTTTCTGAGGCGTTATCAATGGAGTATTCTCATATCCTTGGCTAACCTGCAATGTGTCACCTAATCCAGCTACTTTACTAAATGGCACTTTACTACTAGGTGTTATTTTAACTCTAGTGAAGCTAGGTGAGTCAACTTCCTCTAAAACATTGGCTTCAACACCGAGATTGAAAAGTGCTTGCTCTAGTGGATGAGATTTTTGTTCTGGCAATGCCAATGGTTCAACTGGAATTAACGTCGCTTCTAATTCCTCATATTTTCTACCAGAAGCATTATAATAAGCAGTTCTATAATGCTCTTTTTCCATGGTCAGTCTATCAGCTTCATCAATTTGGCTTTGTGTTTTACTCAACAAAGCTATAGAATATAAAACTGCTATTGCAGAAGACCCAAGCCGGATTTCTTTTAGTTGCCTCCAACTAGTTGCAGCTGGAGCAACAGTTAAAAAGCCAACTAATATTAGCTGATACAAAATGCTTGGGCTTAACACAAATTGCTTGTGTTGTTGTGGTTTTTTCCTAAAAAGTGTTAATGCCATATTAGTTTAAGTGAGATACTACTAGTCCTAATGCGTAAAACAATCCAACTAGCATTAGCATTTTCCTAATTGCGGGAAATAAAGCACCCCAAATTAAAGCAAAGCTAATCAATGTCATTACCACCGGACTTGTTGGTGGATAATATCTAGATAAATATCCAGTAAAAGCACCAATAGCTACAATTACTAGTGCTTGGTTCGCAATAAACATCCAATGAGCATGATGCTGTAAATCGCTTTTTTCGTCGTTCATAATTCCTCAATGTTTATAATATTTCTTTAACAATTGCTGATGCACTTCTTTCAATGAGATACTTTGGATGGAGTTTCTTTTTAGCCGTTAATTTTCTGTATTCTCTCCTTGGCATTTTCATTGTTTCAAATTTGTTTGCCATGTACTTTGAAGTATTAATTAACTTCATTTCTAGTTGCTGATTTGCATCAGCCACAGCTTTTACCGCATCTACTTTCTCTCCAACAAGTTTGAGATATTGGATCGCTCTAGCTGCATTAGCCTGAGATTCAGAAACATCTTTTCTCATGGCTTCTAATTCTCTTTCAGAAACCTCATAGATATATGGAAATATAGACTTATTCCCATATATGAAGTCTTCCATTTTGTCATTAGCAGCAGATAAAAAAACTGAAAAAAAGTTCATTTTTGACACTGAGTATTGTGAGATGATATAACTGCATCTGCAATTTTTACAGCCACAATTGGAGCTGTTAATGATGCTGATATAATTGCAGCAGATGTAGCCAGTACAGCTACGTTTTGTGCAAATTGACTAGTTTCAGGCTCTTTATATGTAATCCTTGTTCTTGTTTTTAAGCCATCAATTTCATAGCTTTCTTCTACTTCTTTTCGTTGAATCTTACCGTACTGACTCATTATCTTGCTCCTTTAATTTGTTTAATTTGTAAGTAAACACCAGCTGTAATTCCTGCAATTCCAATGACTGTCAAAACAACAGGATTAACAATTGCTGTAGCTACAGCAATATAGCTAGCTGCTCCTAAAAATCCACTGCTTAATACGGTACTTAACGCTGCATCTAACATGGCTTTAATGAACTCCTTTCTTTTCTGAATAATGTAATTAAACATTTGCAATTGTCCTAGCTCAACCGCAAGGTGCAGCTGCTCTAAATAAACCAACTCGACATACTGCTGTAAACAAACTAAGTCAATATTTCTTAACTCAATTTGGTGTTGGTAATTGTGTTGCATATTTGAGCCATCTCTTTTCTTTTCTGCTCTAGCTTTTGCCTTAACTCATACACATTTTTGAGTCTTTCTTGACAATTATCTAAAAGATTCAAATGCTCTTTTTTTGCACTTTCCAATAAGTCGCTAGTGACAGCAAATTGAGCATCTAGATGAGACTCGATAATCTTTTGATAAGCAGCTTGGGTAGACTCAATATACGCCAAGGCATTACGTGTTCCTCCAATAGCACCAGCTATTTGAGCATGTTGCCTGCCCGTGTCTTCTGTCGCTGCTTGTAATACTTGTTGAATAGTCTGAGACTTAACTAGTGTTGTCTCTACCATTTCCGCTTCTGTTATCGCGCCTTCTGGCATAGCTGCAATAGGCTCTTCAAACGTATCGTTATCTAGCTTAATTGCAGCTTGAATATCTAACCATAGCTGCGATTTTTCTTCTAACTCAGGAAACTCGTCATTAATTGTTTTGACGTTAATTCCTGGTTCTTTATTCAGCCTGATGAACAACTCTTTCGGTGTCCATCCACAACGATCTGCTACATCTCTAATCCTGATTTTGTTCATCTTCTTGTTCCTTAATTTGTTGTTGCTTGTACTTTTCGTTTAAATTAACTAGGTCTTCTTTGAGCATTAAAGAGCCATCCTTAACTCCTTTATATCTGCTCCTTAGCCGGTAAATTTCTGCTATTAAATCAAGTTCATGTTGATATTTAATAGGGTGACCATTTAGCCGACATTCGTCATTTAGATATTTATCAAAGCCTTCTATATGTTGAGCTGCTAATCTCAGCAATTCTTGAAGTGTACGAGAAGTCATATGCAATTGTTTCGCAACTTCTTCTCTTGATAAATCACCTAATAATATGTCAACTGGTCTGTACTTTTTTGTTCTATACCGTCTCTTTAATGTTGTGCATAGCACCTCTGTCATAATGGTTGTTATCCTATTTCTAGATTGATTCCGGAATTAACTCGGAATAGATAAAGAATAACAACCACCATAAAGAAGCACAAGTATAAATAAGATGCAAAACAAGTATCTTAAAGATACTTTTTAGCAAGCACTCTAACGTTGGGCATACCACTTATACTCCAAAGCTGATCTAATGCCTTACAGTGCAATTTCTGGCTTGTAGGAATCTCATTATGAGATTTTGTCCCTTTTCTCGCTCTCCAGTGTTTATATGTATGAGGTGAAACTCCCAATACATAAGACATCTCATTTATTGTTAATCCCCACTTCTCCTGAAAATCTAAAGGACACATTTCTCTTTCAGGCTCAACTTCAGACAATGGCAAAAACTTCTTGGTAGCAAATATAGACACTGTTGCATCTCCTTTTTATTTAGATTATATATGCTGTATGCTTACAGTAATTACACTTTATCTAAAAATATGCAACAATTTTCAGTTTCGGTACCCAAAGACGTTTTAGCTGTATTAAGAATTATGTCTGAGCAGTCTGGTGAGTCTGTTAGTTCTATTGCCAACAGATTAATTAGAGATGGATTATCCAAGGAATTAGAGCTTTTAAATAGGATAGAAATTTACTCTAATTTAATTCGTAAAAAGCAAAACTTAGAGAGTTAGTAAGTATTTAATCCAGGAAACCCACCGTATGGTAAAGGTTGTCCTGGAAATCTTAATTTACAAGCTGCTAAAGTTTTTGCACAAATGTCAGCATTACTGTCATTAGTAGGCTGGTTAGTTATTGTATATTTAGCACTGCTTGCGTATCCACATTCAGAACTGCGATATATCCAAGTACATTTACGCACCATTACTCTAGCTGGCAAAGTGATTCCTTCAACATCAAAAGGAGACCCTAATCTGAACTTGGCGTTATTGTAGTTTTCTTCTGTTAATTGTTCAATTACGTAAGTTTGTACAGGCAACTCTTTTACTCCAGCGCCTGCATCAATTTGTCCATCTAAAAACCGTTTTTGGGTCACATGTCTTTTAACTAAAGTTCCTTCTAGCCTGTAACCAGGTTGTCTACTTTGCTTTAGCCAAGCAGTCAATATACCACCAACGTTTGATACAGTTAAACTTGGAGTTGGGATAGCTCCTTGTCCAATTAAGTCAAATCCTTCTCCTTGACAGCCAATAGCATAATATTTATCTCCTTCGAAATTTACCCACGGACTGTCTTCATCGATGCCAACATTACAAATTCTAATTGTTTTAATAGATGGGTCTCCTTCTTCTTTATTTTTGTCATTTAAATCGTATTTATACACTTCATATAATTCTATAAAAGCATCAGGGTTTAATGTCATTAAATTTGGAATCATGTTGCAAAACTCCTTACTTGTTCAAATGTTGCAGAAAACGCATTTACATTATCTGCTAATATTTGCACTGTCCATTCTGTGCAATGATATAGTTCGTCGCTACCTTCTATTTTAAATGCTTTCCCATTACGCTGTCTTAGAAAATTGTCCACTTCAGTTGCATTTGTAATATTTCCAGACACGGCGAAAGTAACATTTGTGGTATTAATTTTGGTCTTAAATGCCCTTGCTTCAACAGCATTAGGCAAAAACTTAGTTACAATCAAATTTGATTGTTCTGTTTTTGTATTATCCCAGCTGGGAATAAGAGGAATGGTTGGATAACTCATGATTACAGTCTCTCTAGAAGGTGAATTAGCCGATATTTTTACAGATAAAATTGAACTGGCTATACAATCTATTGCCGAATTAATGCGAGCTTTAAAAGCCAATTTTAGCAGTTTTTTAAATTATTTACAACAAGCCGAAAAACGTGGAGTGATGTATAGAATAGTAGTTGGGTATGAAGATGTTCATGGAGAAAAACTATATTGTCCTATTTCAAAAAAAGTGCGTAGTATTAGAATTATTCCCGTGATTTCCGGAAGTGGAGATAACTGGTGGATGTGGGTAGGCGCAGCAGCACTGTTTACTCTAGCGATAGTTGCGCCAGGTGGAGTTCTAATTTGGGGAACTAAATTTTTTACTTCTAATTGGACGATTTTGATGGGAAGTGTGTTATTGTTTGCAGGTATTGCATCTTTGTTTAAACCAGCCAAAGAAGAGCCGGAAAAAAGTAGTGAAACTTTTGGTGGAATACAGTCTAACACACAAGAAGGCGGTAGAGTACCAATCATTTACGGTATCATGATTTCTGGTTTTTATGTTATTTCGGCTAAAATAAGTAGTGTTTATATTGGAAACCCAGTTCTTGGTTACAACAAATAATAAAACAAATGGTTAAAAAAAAGAAAGAAATTAAAATATTTGGGCAAGGTGGAGGCGGTAAAGGCGGCGGTAAAGGCGGCGGTGGTAAACCAAACATTCAAAAACCAACTGGAAGAAGTGTTGCTTCTGCTTATATTCTTGGAGCTATTTGTGAAGGCACTATAGAAGGATTAGGCTCAAATCCTTTACGAAATGTTTTTCTTGATGAAACTCCTATAGAAAACAATAATGGAAGTTTAAACTTTAAAGATTTTCAATTTGGATATAGAACTGGCACTCAAACACAAGCAGCTATAACAGAAATTCCAGGATTTGATCAGGTTGCTTCTCCAGAATCAGTCTCAGCTCAAGTTTTACAATCAATTCCAAATGGTGTTAATAAAACCATATTTATTCAACCAGGTGAAACTTTACTAAATTTAATAATTTTTAAGTTTTCTTTTCAACTACAACGAATTAATCCAGATAATGGAGATACCACTGGCGCAGATTTAAGTTTTGCAATTTCATTAAAACAAGATAATAATGCTTTTGTGACTGTTTTATCTACTACGATAGGTGGTAGATTTCCGTCTCCTACTGAGTTTGACTACGCAATTCCTGTACCTGCGAATACATTATCTTCTTTAACATTAAGAGTGCAAAATTTTACAGTAGACAATGAAGAAACCCAGCAGCAAGGTTATCAACGTCAAATGCAATGGATTGGATACACAAAAATAAATTCAACTACTTTACGTTATCCCAACACTGCTATAGCTGCGTTTGGATTTAATACTAGTGGCTTTTCATCTATTCCTACGGCTGCTTTTAAAGTTTTTGGCATGCTTATTAAAATACCCAGTAATGCTACTGTTACAGCGCAAAGAGGATTAACATACAGTGGAACTTGGAACGGAAGTTTTATTTACTCAACTCTTGCTGTTTCTGATCCAGCATGGATTCTTTATGATTTACTAACAAACACAAGATATGGGCTTGGAGACTATATTGATATTGGGCAAATAGATAAGTGGGGATTATATGAGATTAGCCAGTATTGCAATGGATTAGTACCAGATGGATACGGTGGTACAGAACATAGATTTCAATGTAATATAGCTTTACAGAGTAAAACAGAAGCGTACCAAGTATTGCAATCTTTAATAACAATTTTTAGAGGATTTAGCTATTGGCAATCTGGTGCGATAACATTCGTCGCTGACAAGCCAACAAATGTTTCATATCAATTTACGCAAGCTGATGTAGAAGAAGGCTTGTTTACTTATAGTAGAACTGGATTAAAAAGTAAAAAAACAATAGCATTAGTTAGCTGGCTTAACCCAAATGATTTTTATAGGAAAACAGTAGAAGTAGTAGAAGACCCTATCGGCATTCAGAAATGGGGTATTAAAGAACTAGAAGTAGAAGCAATTGCATGTACTT